GGCCACATCTGGCAGGGCTGCTGTTGATCGGTGTTGAGGCGGCCGAGCACTTCTACGACTCCAATGAGACCGCGCTCGAATGGCTGCGGTCGATTCACACCACTGAGGAGAGCACCGATGACGAAGCTTGAATACATCCTCGACCTCCGCCGCCGCGTGGAGGCCCTGGAGGCCCGGGCAGCTACCGAGCAATCCTCGGCAACTGAGCCGGCACCCGCACCCGCAGCGGATCGGCCGCTGTGGCGTGAGGTTCGGGATGCCATGCAAGCTGTGCCCAATGAGATCGACTGGCTTGCCGCCCAGCTTGCCGTGGCCGATTGGCTGGCCGCCCGTGAGCATTGCGGCGCCGCGTCTGCCCTCCGCATCGAAGCCCGCCGGACTCGGGAGGGGGCGTGATGACTGACCAACCGATCACACCACCGTCGGCACTGATAAATTGGTGGCGCATCCATGCGCCCGTAGCCCGTGATGGCGGCGTGACCCGTGAGGCCTGGATCGCCACCCAGGCCGCCCGCTGGGGCGCCGATCAGGAGCTGGAGGCGTGTTGTGAAGTGCTGGCTGAAAAGTGCTTCGCTGGCCAAGCCACGCTGTTGCGCGAATGGCGTCGCCCCAAGCCGCCCAGCTTGAAGGAGGTGGCACTAACTGTGCTCGACGCTTGCAGCGACAGGCTGGATGCCGCCCACGAGAACACAATCCGCCGCGCCCTGGAGGCCCTTAACGATGACTGAACTGAGCCCCGCCGCGCAGGCTGTGTACGACGCATGGTACGAAGCTATTGATGCCTATTCCGAGTGCGATCCTCCTCCGCAGTTGGCCGCTGCCTTCCGCGCTCTGGCGGATGCGGTGGTGCCGGAGGACGGGGTCTTCCTCTCGACCGCCAGCGCGGCCCGCATCCGCCGCGATCTACTTGCCATCGCCACCGAACTGGAGAACACCAATGAGCACTGACTTCCGCGCCCTGTGCGCTGAGCTGCTGGATGAGCTGGTTTTCAAGCCGGTGCTCCTTGACCGTGACTTGATCGACCGCGCCCGCGCCGCGCTGGCCGAGCCGGCGGATGCACCGGCCGCCGTCGCTGAGCGGCCGAGCGATAAGGAACTGTTGGAGGTGTGGTGCCAGCCGTGGGACACCAGCGAAGCCTGGGGCGCCCTCAAGTTCGCCCGCGCCGTGCTCGCCCGCTGGGGCAACCATTCTGCTGACGCCAGCAAAATGGTCTCACCCGCCGAGGGCGAGGTGGGGGAGCTGGTGGCGTGGTTGAAGGAGAACGCCGAGTATTCGGACTATCAAGCTGATCCCGAGGATGCGGTGATGTTCCGCCGCGCCGCCGAGCTGCTGGAGCGCCATGCTGCGCCCGTGCCGCTGCCCGCGCCCCAGGGCGGGGAGGTGGAGCCGTGAACCTCCCATCCACCCCGCATTGCTGCTACGTCTGGCCGAAGATCGCCGGGAGGTTCTCCTGGACCAACCTGTCCGATGAACCCCACATCAGTGTGATGCCCAGCCTGCTCGCGGACGGCGAGTATTGGCGCATCAACCACTGCCCATCCTGTGGCGCACCGCGCCGCGACACGATCTGGAACCGTGAGGCACCCGCTGATGCCTGAGCCGTACCACCTCCCCTACGACTACGACCGCTGCACCGGCGAGCTGTCCACCGATCCGGCCCATGTGTGGCGGGCCGACTGCCGCTGCTGCCTGCGCCGCCTGGCGCCGGATCATCCGTCCGATCCGAGCCGGTCGCAGTGGCTCGATTCGCAGCCTCAGCCGTGCGAATACCACATTCCGGCGGAGGAGCCGTGAGGCATCTGCTCATCCATGCCGGGATGCACAAGACCGGCACCACCACGATCCAGGCCCTCTTGCAGCGTGATGCCTGGTACCACTTAGCACCCGGCGATCATCACCACCACGTCGCCCGCAAAATGCCGGCCCCACCGGATCCGGTCGGTGCGCTCACGGTCTTCAGCAGCGAATCGCTGTTCCCGTGGATTGATCACAACCGACAACTCGCGAAGGAATGGGCCGCCAACTGCCGCGCTGTCTACGATCGCATTACGGTGCTGATCTTCCTGCGTCGGCAGGATCACCTGATGGAGTCGATCTATGCCGAAGCAGCATCCCGGTGGCATGAAGGCCCATTCGCCAGCCTGGACTACCAGTTCGATCACATGGATCGAATCGATGCGCTGCAGGCACTCTTCGGCATTGATGCGGTGCAGGTCGGCATCTTCCGTGACGACCTACCCGGCTGGGATGTAGCGGCCGAGTTCCAACGGCTCACTGGTATCAGGCTTGGCACCATCGAACGGCAGAACCAGCGGCTGCATCGGCGGGCCGTGCAGTTCATGTCACTCACTCCAAAGGTTGATCGCACGCATGCTGCCCGTGTGCGGAGCCAGGTTGCGGCAGCAGTTCAGGATGACGGCGAGCCGTGGCTGTTCAGCCCCTATGCCCACCTACGGATGCTGGCAGAGCACTGCTACAGCAACCGTGAGATCTGCCGCCGGTGGTGCCCTGAGGCCGAGGCCTACATGACCGGCATCATTGCAGCGCCTGACACCAACAGGCCATGGCAACCGCCAGCACCATTCACCGCAGAGGAGATCAGATGGGCGCTCTGGATCTGATCAACCTGCGCGGAATGGTAGAAGCCCTTGAAGTCGCCCGCGCCAGCCTTGACGCTTCGGAACGATTGCACCCGAGAGTGCCTCGCGACATTCCAACTCAGCAATCCTGCGCACGGCTTGCTGAAGCACTTTCTGCTGCAGCAGCCAGTCTTGATACAGATTCAGCGTGAAATCGCGGAGCTTCTCATGGTCGGCCTCCTGGAACATCACGCGGCCCTTCTCTAGCTCGAAGTCCAGTTCAGGGGTGCGTTCAATGCACATCCAGGAAGACCAGGCCATGGGTAGCGAAGCAGTGGTGCGGAAATGCTAGGCCGGCCTGATCAGCATGGCCCAGCCGGTGGAGGGGCCATCGGCTTCCCACCGGCGCTCCCAGTTCCGGCGGGAGTAGTGCACCTCCCGGCCGCCGGAGTGGTTGACATAGCCGCCGCGGATCATGTCGGCCTCGCCGTTCGGGTCGTGGTGGACCCAGTTCTCGGGGTCGAAGCCGATCACAACGGACCAGTGGCCGCCGCCGGTGGGCTTGCTGATCGGGCCACGGTGCAGCCAGCCGACGGCAACGGGCCGGCCGGCACGGATCTCGGATTCGAGCAGGCCCGGCGCAGCGTTCGTCACCAGGCGGGCGTCGAGGCCCAGCTTTCGCAGTGCGCTGATCTGCGCCTGCGCGTTGGTGGTGTCACCGAATGGGGCACGGATGCGGTTGTAGGCATCATCCCCACCGGTGAGCTTCCCGTGGTAGGCCGCGACCATGGCCATGGAGGAGCTGAAGCACTCCCGGTAGCCGGTGCCGCTGGCGTTGTCGTTCTGCTGGAAGTAGGGCACCTTGAGCAGCACCGATCCCGGCCGCTCTGGCGCTGGGGCAGGCTCGGTCTCGGGTTGCTTCCCGTCCTGGCTCCAGACGTGGAACCACTCGCGGTCCCGGCGCATGGCCACCTCATAGCCGTTCACCAGCAGGTCACGCTCTAGCTGCGTGATCGCCGCGGACTGATGCGGCAGCCCCCGGTAGAACCGGAACAGCTGGGCGAGCGTGATCGGGGCCGGGTTGCTCATCGCTTGACCAGAGGGGTCACGACACCCGCGAGGATTTCGATGATCCGGTAGGACTGCCGCAGGGCAGCACCAGCGCCGGCCACTGCCTCATCGTCCTTCGGGGTCGGGGTGAGGTTCACCACGAGCACCGCCACGCCATGGATGGCCAGGCCGATCTCGAACAGCTCACGCAGGTTCCCGGTGATCCACTCCATAGCAGTGCTCCTATTTCAGTTCCAATCTAAGCACGCGCTGACGCAGGTCATCCACATGCTTCTCTGTGTCGTTCATGCGTTGCGTGAAGGCCTTCTGATTGCCCAGCACCTCATCTAGCTGGCGGGGCACCGTGTGGATCAGATAGGCAATGCCACCTATGGCACTGGCAAAGGCCAGTACGGCGATACCGGCGAGCGCCTCTTTCTTGACGCCAACCCAGAAATCGCCAGGGCCTGAGTTCATCGCCTGATCCGAACGATGGTTTGCAGCTCCCGCACCTCAAGCTGTGCCGCCTGGATGTCGGCCTCTACCCGGTCCACCCTGAGGGTGATGCGATTGAGGGCATCGGAGAACGATCGCATGTGGCCATCGATGCGGGTAACGTTCTGGTTCATGTTGAACAGAAGCGCACCAGCACCGAGGGCTGTAGCGGAGATGATGGAAGGTGCGGCCTGATTGAGAGCCTGCACCCAACCGGGGAGCTGTCGTCTGTCCATGACCTAGGTTGCCGGCTGCAATGCCGCGACGAACTGCGCGGGCAGATGGCACTCGGTCGCGCGGGCGACGATGGCGCCCACCTCATCGGGCGGCAGGCCGGAGGCCGCGAGGAACAGGCCCCACGACAGGGCGAACGGGACGTAGTTCGAGCGCAGGCGGGCCTCATCCATCGCGGCCGGCAGGCCCGTGGTCGCGGGCTCGCCCTGCGGGTCACGGCTGGCACGCGCGGCCTCCATCGCAGCGGCCATCGGCTCGTAGCCGTAGAGCCAACCGGCGAACCCCAACCAGTCGGGCGCGGGCTCCGGCGGGGCGGGGGGCTCAATCGGGATGATGGCCCAGCCACGGGTCACCGTGAGGGCATCGAGGTCGATCGCCTCGGTGGGCTCAAGCCGCTCGGTGGCGGGGTCGTAGGCGGGCTGCGGTTCCTGGATCAGCGCCATGCTGATGTAGCGCGGATCGAGGCCCACCACGGGCTCATCATCCGGCCGGGGATAGGGCCGCAGCGCGGCGGTCTGCTGGTCGTAGAGGAGGCGCATGGGTCAGCTGTCGGGGAACGGGGCGGTCGGGACCGTTGACACGTCGCGGGCCACGCCATTGGTCACTCGACATTCATCTAGGTATCCATTGATGTAGTAATCGGCTCCATCGCCAAGCCTGCCGATCGTGGCATTATTGTCCGTAGGTGAGAACGCATAAGTGAATGATCCGGCTGGCTGGTTGTCAATTTGGTACGACCATGTACTGCCGGATTTGGTCAGAGCGATGTAGCACCATTGGCCAATGGGAGCCGAGATGGAGGAGACTCCCCGAAAGCCGCCCGCACTAAATACATTTAGCCTATTCGTATTGTCTTTAATAAGTACAAACCCGCTGTTTCTTACCCCGGCGCCACCGATCGGCAGCGTATCGTACAGGGCCATGTTTGCAGATGAACTGAAGTAAGCAAACGTTTCAATGGTGAACGGGTTGGATCCAAACGAAAGAGCACTGTTTGCGCCAACCGTCAGATAATCGCCGTTGCCATCAAACGCGATTGACGCCCCGCCGAACTTACTCTGCGCCGTGCTGATCTGTGCGTTGCCGAAAGCCGTGACGGTCTTGGGGCTGCCGCTGCTGTCGGTGATCGTGGTGCTGCCATTGGTGCCATCGCCGTGGAGCAGCAGCGAGACGCTGGAGAAGTACGGATCACCAGCTGCCGTGAACCTGTACGGATTGATCAGGAAGCTGGTCATAGCCTCACCCCGATCAACCAGACCTTGAGACCAGCGCCGGCGATTGTCGCGCCGATCTGGTCGATGTCGATGGTGATCTCAGCGTCATCCGCCAAGCTGGCGTCACTGATCACCGCAGCGGTCGCGGCCGTCGTGCTGGTCTTCTCGTTGGCGTCGATGCTCAGCTTCGTGGAAAGCACGCTGGTCCCCGCCTCGTTGATGTCCACCACCAGCGTGGAGCCGGTCGGCGCAGTCTTCACTGAGGCCCGCACCGCCGTCAGCGTCATGGCGTAGGGCATCCGGAACGACACTTTGGCCGTGCCGGTGGTTAGCGCCGTGTCCTCATCCGAGCAGGCCAGGCCGAGCTCAACCGGCACCGTGAGCACCGTGCCCGAGATGCTCAGCCCGCCGGCCAGTGACAGATGACGGAGCTTGCCCTCCGAGTCGTCCCAGAAGAGGATCCGATCCGCGCCCGGGTCATCGGCCCGCAGTTCCTGCCCGCTGAGGTCCAGCACATCCGTAACGCTGGCCGCCAGGGTCACATCCCCTGTGTTCGTGCCGGAGCTGGAGCCGCTGAACGTGCCCGATTGCGTGGCCAGTGTGCCCAACCCCAGGCTGGTGCGGCCGGTCGCAGCATCAAGCCCTGTGGCGCCACCATCCCACCGCAGCCGCTGGCTATAGGCCGTGTCCCAGTTCGGATCCTGCTGGCTGCCGATCGTTGCTGTGAGGCTGCCAGTGCTGGCGTTCACCCGGCCGACGATGGCAACCTGCTGGATCGTGCCGCTCGTTGGCCTCGTCGCCGTCAACCCGCCGCCGGCCGCCACGTACAGCGCATCGCCCACGCCATAGCTGCCGGTCGCGGCGTTCAGCAGTTCACCCGCAACGATCGCGTGGCCGGTGGCGTTCTGCGCCAGGCTGGAGCCGAGCAGGCCGATCGCCGGCATCTTCGCCGGATCGCTCGCATCAGCCGCCTGCACCTCCAGCGTGGAGGTGTCACCCACGGCGCCGGTGACGTAGACCGGCGTGCCCTTGGCCAGCGTTGTCGCGCCAGTCTGTTTGACATGGATGTAGACCGGGCCGGCCAGCTCGCCGTGGATGTGCGGGATCGTCACCGCATCACTGCCGGTGATCGTCAGGCCGGCGAAGCTGGGGGAATCATCTGCCCCCAGCTGATCGATGCGCAGCTTGTCGGCCGCAGTCATCAGGCCCGGCAGACTGTCGGTTGCCAGCGGCAGCACCACATCGTCACCAGTGCTGCTGGCCAGCGTTCGGGTGCTCTGCGTGAAGCTCAGGTTCGTCCCCGGTGCCAGGTTCGCGATGTCCTGCGTGGTGGCATCCTTCGTGGTGCCGGCCTGATCCATCGGCACCCGCTCAGACCCGCTGAGCGGCGTCGTCGCGTTCGGCAGCCCCGTGATAGTGGTTTCAGGCATTGATCACCAGGCGGGTGCCGTCGAGGGTTGTGATGTAGGTGCCATCCAACGTGGTCAGGTAGGTGACTTCTGCCACCCCCAGCGTCAGATCGGTTGCAGTGGCTGCGCTAGCTTGCCTGATCACCAGCCGCATCTGATGCTTCGGCCCGGTGTTCTCCGGTACCGCCACAACCTCAGCCGAGCACCCTGGAATGCTGGCCACCACGATGCGTGCGGCATCGGCTGCAGTGGTTGCCGGGTTGGCCCATTCGACGATGAAGGCAGTCCACTCCATGAAGACCGATTCGACCTCCTGCGCCCGGATCGGCACGATCGCCGGGTCGCGTTGGATCACCAGCTCTAGGCCCGTCACGCTGGTGCCGGTCTCACGGCCCTCGCCAATGGCCCGCACATCCACCGCCGGGGTGGTGGTGGCATTCGCCAGCGTGTAGGTGCCCAGCAAGCCATTGAGCGCCGTGGTGAGGGCTGTGCGGAGATCCAGGATCGCGGTCATGGCCTAGGTTGCCCGCAGCAGCAGGCCCGCCTCAAACCAGCCGGCTAGTGGGCGATTTGGGATGGTCACCTGATAGGCCATCAGCGGCCGGTCCACATCGCGCATGGTCACGGTGCCTGGGTTGCAGGTGCCCACGGCCACCAGCCCCGCACGCACGGCCTCGCCCTCGCGCACGGGGCACACCAGCCACACATCACCGCAATCCGAGCGCCAGGCCCTGATCGGCGGCACCTGTGCCGCAGGGTCGGCCGCAGCCTTGACCTGCTGCCACACCACCCGCAGCAGCGGTTCAGATCTGCCCTCCTGCTCCAGTGCCAGCAGCACTGCCGCCACCTCAGCGCTGAACTGCCGATCGGGCTCCGGTCGATCGAACAGCAGGAAGTCGGCCGGCGAGGCAGGCTGGCCGCTCACGGTGTTCACGTTCCTCATCAGTGCCGTCAGCTGAGCGATCGGCACCTCTGCCAGGTGCGCCCGCTGCCGCTGGATTGCCTGCCAGGCATCCCATGCCTCGCGGACTGTGCGGCGTGCCTCAAGCCGCCAGCCGGCCCGCGTGAATTGGCCCGGGAACGCATGGGCTAGCTCCCAGAATCGGTCACGCCATCGGCCGGGGTCTGGGGACCATCGGCCGGCAGCGGCTTTCCCAGCAGCTCCTCAGTCACCGGCTGCACGGGCATGTTTTCGGCTGCCTGCTCCTCCTGCACCAGTTGCCAGACCGCATCGCGGTGTTTCCGTGGCCAGCGGGCAGGGATGCCGGCCATCCCGCACCGCTCGCGGAGGATCGCGGTAACCGATGCACGAATCCGGGCAGTACCGGCAGCACTGAGGGCACGGGTTGCGGCATGGATGGCCTCAGCGTGCCGCAAGCGGATCGCCTCAGCCTCAGGTTCCAGTCGTTTGCCGTCGATCGCGTCACCGATGACCTTGTAGGCCTCCAGGATCGTGATGCCCTCAGCCAGGGCCACCGCATCAGCCAGCTGGGCAGCCTTGACCAATGGCGACTGCTCGGCATCCAGCAGATCAGCGATCAGATCGTCTTCCTCCACCGTGATGTAGCCATAACGGGGGATGGTGAGATTACCAACGATCAGCGGATCCATCAGCGGCGGGTGGCAGATTGCTTGAGCATACGCTGGGCATCCTCACGCCTCAGCAATGCTTGGCGGTTGGCAGCCTGCACCAGACGGGCAATCTCCAACAGCTGGGCGGGAGTGATCATGACACAGGAGGCAGCAGGAGGGGATAAGAGCTGAATGGACGGTCAAAACAGTTGATGTAGTTGTAGGCACCAGTGCCACTGCCGGTGGTGTAACCGGAAAGATCTTTGTACTCACAGCCTCTCAGGATCTTTTTGTTGTCGGCGCACCATCTCACAAACTTGGCAACGCTTGTATTTTCTGACCACTCAACAGGCTCGGTCTCGCCAGGCCGGAAAGCCGTCATGATTATTTTGCGCACGCCGGCAAGCTCTTTGGCCAGCACCTGCTCTATCAGCGCATCGGAGTAACCTGGATTAGTTTCCGCTCCAGGTGTGTACTTGGGGTCATTGCTGAAACGCTTCAGGCGTGCGTAAGGTGCCGGAAAGTCAATAAACAGATCGCCGCTAGGGACCACGAACCCCGGCCCTATGATGCCGAACTGAGTCGTCATGTAAATACGGCTGTTCTCAAAATTGCCGTCAAAGAAGGTTTGGCTAGGATCGTCTTCATCGAATGGAACCGTGTCCATGTATGCAACGATGCGCCTGGAGCTGTGATGCTTGGCATTGAACAGCTTCCACCATCCTGCAATGGTTTCGGGCGTAAAGAACGCATAAGGCACGCCTTCGGCTGTTGGTGTGATGGTCAGGCCGGATGTTCGCGGGTACAGGGCGATGCAGAGGATCTGATCCACCACATACCCAGCCGCCACCTCCCGCCGCTTGCTGCCCGTCTGCGGTGCCCTGCTGCGGCCCTGCAGCCTGCTCTGGCCCGGCACACCACCACGGCCGGCCTTCTGCGCTTCGCGCTGCTGGCGGGCCTTCTCGCGCTTCTCCTCCTCCTGCTGGATCACGGCCTGTCGGCTCTGTGCCTGCTGTTGCCGCGCACGCTGCAGTAGGGCCTCTGTGCTGACATCAACCGTGATCCGGGTGTCAGTCATCCTGTGCCAGCTGGATGGTGTACGTCTTCGATTGCCCTGGTGCCAGCTGCACTGCAGGCGATTCGGTGATGATCCCGTACAGGTAGGTCTCGGTCGCGATCCTGATGCACACCGTGTCGTAGGTGTAGCCGGTGCCGGCCGCTGCGGCGGTAAATGTCGCAGTCACGGCAGGCAGCTCATACCGTGCATCGCCCGCGTCGTAGGCACCGGTTGCCAGGGTGCCGGTGACCGGGGCATAGCTGGCATCGCCGGTGATCTCCTCCGCCTGCCATGCCGAGTAGGTGCTCTCAGCCGTCAGGCCGGTGGTGTCATTGAACGCCAGGAACACCTCATAGGCCTCGCCCTCCAGTGCCAGTGCCGCCTGCCGTTGCAGTTCCTTCTGGCTGATCGTGATGGTGATGGCCATGGGTCAGGCGATCGTCAGGACGCCATTGGCGGCGCTGAAGTCAATCTGGAAGGTCTGCGTATCGGCCAGCGTAAATGCCGAGCCGTAATCCCACCAGGCAATCAGCGGATCTGCTGGGCTGGTCGGGGTGTCGTTGAACAGCACCACATACCGAAACGGGCCAATGCTGCCACCGCTCGCGGTAATCAGTGCCGGGTCGGCCAGGATCAGCTTGAGGGTGCCGCCGGTCTGCTCACAGCTGGTGATCGTGATTGCCAGCGGTCCGCTGTAACCGTTGCCGGTGCTGATCTCGGCCAGGTCGGCTTTGACGGCATCATCGCTCGCGGACGGGGTGCTGTTGCTCAGGTAGACCTTCAGGCTGTCCGCGCTGAGGTTGTGGATTTTCTTCGCCAGATCCTCCGGGAACTGGTGGAACTTGTTGTAGGTCGCCATGGGTGCTCACTCGTGCCCCTAGCTTGCCGTCACTGGTTCGGGAATGCTGCGCTCGGCACTGTGCCGCCAGTGCGGACGGCCTTCGTGATCCGCAGTTCATCCACCTGGCCGATGAAGCCGATGCTTGCATTAAAGCCACTGGTCAGGTTGCCCTGGCCGATGTAGACGCCATTGTTGAAGTCATAGTTACCGGTGATCGGTTCCGGCCCATAGCTGCCGGTTGCCACCAGTTCTGTGCTGTCAAGCCATACCGTGATCTCATCGGCCTCGTTCACGATCAGGATGTAGTGCCAGGTGTTGAGCGACATCGTGGCACCCGACAGTGACAGGAAGCCAGACCAGTTCAGGGCACCGGTTGAATCCATGCCAAGGTAGACGAACGACGATGTATTGACCGGCAGCGTGACAATCCGCCGCGATGTGCCGGTGCTGCTGGTGCGTCGTGCCCATAGCTCAATACTCCAGTTGCCGGTGCCCAGTGCTGTGGCGGTGTTGTTCATGTAGAGCACGCCGAGACCATCGGGGAGGTCGGTTGCGCCGGCACCGAACTTGACCTGGCTGCCGCTTTGCGTCGCGCTGCCATAGGCGGTGATGGTGTTGGCATAGCTGCTGGAATCGGTGTAGCTGGTGCCGCTGCCGTCCATGTGCGCCAGGATGCGCACATCAGCGAATAGCGGATCCGAATCGCCTAGCGTTGCGGCCTGGCCTGTGATCGCCACGGTGCCAGCATCAGCGACCAGCAGGAACGGCCCGGCCTCCTGCCCGGTGATTGCCAGGGTGCCTGCCGCTGCACTGAGCACGGCCGTGGGATACAGCACCGTGCCCACATCCTGCCCGGTGATCACCAGCGCACCGGTGCCGGCAGCCAGTGCCCAGCCCTGCCGCATGTCCACGGCCTGGCCATCAACCGCCAGGCTGCCCGCATCGGCCGTCATGCTGTAATCGATCACCGACAGCGCTGTGCGGGTGACGGCAACCACGCTCTCGCCGGGCAGAGTGAGCGCATAGGGCAGGTCGCTTACCACCAGCTTGGTCTTGACGATGCCAACCACCTCCACCGTTTCGAGGAACGGCGGCAGCACATAGTCAACGGTCAGCTCAACCGGGAACACCGGCGGCACATCCACCGGCAGGATGTCCTGAAACAGGTAGCAGAGGTCCGGGGCGTTATCGTTCCAGTCCGGCGGCAGGCTGGCCTGGTTGGCTGCTGCAGGCGTGGCGTTGACTACTTCTGCCGGTGCCGCTGGCAGACTCGTGGTGCCCGGTGCCACCGGGAACCATAGGGCCGTGGTATTGATCGCGCAGAACGATGATGCACCGCGGCGGGCAGCTTGGCCGGTGATCGCCAGCGCACCAGCAGCGCATGACAGGCTATAGGTCATGATCCAACACCTCCCCAGAAGAGTGCATCAACAGATGCCACGATGCCATCACGGCTGAAGGTCCATGATGCAGCGTTCACCCGATACTGACCGGTCAGATTGTCGGCCTTAATGTAGAGCGGATCAAACGGCTTCGATGGCAGCAGCTCAGCCGGCAGCTGCAGGCTCACGCCTTGGCGGTTGCCGATCAGCAGGCGATTCTGCACCCGGCCGAACTGCAATGCCTGCTCCTGCACCCGCGATAGCTTCGGGGTCCAGTTGGTGGGCATGTATGCAATGCCGACCGACGATGCGCCGGTGCCGGTGCCGCCACTGATCGAGAACTCATTGGTCGGCGTGAATGCCGCATCATCCGCATACGGCAGACTCAGCCTGATCACGCGGTCGGCATCCACTGAGCCGTAGCGGTAGAGAATGTTCGCGGTTTCCTGCACCACTTCGACGTTGAACTCATTGCGGCTGTACTTCTCGGTTGCAGCAGGCTTGCCGTAGGCCCGGCGCTCTAGGTCAACCGGTGACGGCTGGTCACGGCCGGTTTCGGTCTGCACGGCCGTGGCATCAACCTGGTTCTCAGGACTGGTCAGGGTGGTCTGCACCTCAAGGCCATCAGCCACCAGCGTGGCCGTAGCGATTTGGCTGACGTATGCCTGCGTGCGAGCTGCGGTCTGGAAGGTCAGTCGTGACTCACTGCTGTTCTGCTGACCGGCCTGGGTCTTGGCCCAGTGGACGTAGCGTGCCGTAACCGTCTTCTCGAAGTTGCCGGCGTAGAACTTTTCGACGATTGTCTCGCTGGTCTGCACTTCGGCATTGGTCAGCGTCACGCTACCGCCACCGTCGATGTCCTCAAAGACGAACTGCAGCGACAGACCGCCGGCAATCTCAGCCTCTGATTCGTACTCTCGGGTCACCATCCGCAGCTGCCGGCCCTGTTCGTCGTAGATGTAGGAGCTCTCCGACCGTGTGACGCAATCCGCACTGCTGGTGCCCAGGCCTGCCGCCAGTCGTTGCGCCGTATAGGCCGGTGCTGCAGCCCAGAGCGGCTTGCTGCTGGTCTGCACTGTTTTGGTCTGTTTGCCGTTCAGATACTCAGTCACCGACACTGACAGCGGCTTGTAGCTGTACGTCACTGTCACCTCATCGCCTGCGGTGGTGGTGTAGTTGATCGGCACACTGACCGGGAACCCAACGGTGCGATCCTCCCGCCAGCCGCTCACATCCTCCAACGGATCCACGGGGTTGGCCGGTGGAGCGGGCGGCGCCGGTGCGCCAGGGTCCGGCAGCTGTTCATTGGTGATCGGGTTGGCCGGATCGTAGTCAACCTCCAGATCAGCGGTCCGTGCGATCCGGCGGGTCGTGGTATAGGCCACCACCACTGCCTCACCCGGACGGTTGCCCACACCGATAGGCGAGAGGTCGATGATCGTGTCAGCATCCACCACCGGGCCAGTGCCGGTGTCAGTGTCCAGGGAGCGGATCACCAGCCGCTCGCGTTCATTCAGAAACCCGACGTAGGACTCTGACACCAGCAGATCAGACAGCACGGGGAGGATGCCACCGGTGAGGTCGATCTCACGCAGCTTGGTGTAGGTGTTCTGCAGTGGGATGTCATTGGCGATCGTGATCTTCATGTAGTCGCACAGGTACCGCACGATGCCGGCTGCGGTCATCGGCACTGCGACGAATCGCTGCAGGTACTGGTATTCCTTGGCCAGTGCGGCAACCTCGGCCAGTTCAGTGGGCACCTCGGTCGAGGGCACGAACACGCCGCCGGTTTCCGCACGCCGCCCGGCAACCCTGCTGGTCACATACAGAGACTCACCAGACACCGCATTGCGCAGCCCGATGTTCGGCGTGACGTCATCGAACATCGTCAGCTTGCAGCCCAGCTGCACGGTGGTGACGCGCCGGAACGGGTCTGCGAAGCTCGACAGCACCCGCAGCTTGCGGGGGATCCGTGCCGCGATGCCACCACGGCTCCACGCGAACTCCACGACCTGCCCGATGTCCGGCCGGTAGATGCCGGCCAGTTCGACGCTGCCACGGGTCTTGATCAGCCCGCTGCCCTGCAGGTGGTCATCAGCGAAGCTGCCCTGGATGATCGGGCCGATGCTGCAATAGACGTTCGCGCGAATGTCCAGGGTCATCGGATCAGCGCCAGGGTTAGGGACACGGTGTAGCGGGTGGTCTTCACGCCAGCGTCAACGATCGCCTCTGCGGAGGCTGATGGGCCATCACCGATCGGGAACCACGTCCCGGCCGCTGGTGTGGTCTGCACGATCGCTTCATACCACGACCGGATCGCGGACCATCCGGCGGCATTGGTGGTGCCATTGATCTGCCGTACCTGTGTGGCACCCAGCGGGCCGGAGATGTAGTGCCGCCCTGCTGCAGTCAGCTGCGGCGATGGGGCCTCCTGATACCGCTCCATGGGCTCGATCAGCGTGAGGGTGGTGGTGCCCACGGTGACGGTGCCCAGGCTCGGGCGGCTGAGGGCCTCGCTGGACTCGCGATTCTTCTCCTGCTCCCGCAGCAGTACCGCGAGGGCTTGGTTGGCATCCACCAGCTCGACCGAGGCCTGCACCAACGCACCAATCTGCTCACCCGATGGGGCACTGGTGAACCAACAGGCGATGCCGGACCACGACTGGCCGAAGCCGGTTGCCGTGAGGCTGATCGTGGTGCCGACCGTGGCTGTGAGCAGGGTGTCATCATCGGCCAGGCGTGCATCCCGCCAGGTGTCATAGGCACCGGTGAGGGCTGCCCACTGCGCAGCGGTGAGCAGGCCGGAGACTGCCCACCGGCGAGCGGTCAGGCCAGTGCGAGCCTCGCCCTCGTAGCCATAGGGCTGTGCGGTGAGGGTTGGGAATGTCGCGGCGCCGATCGTTACGGTCATCGGAGGTTGTTCACATAGTCCACGGCTGTGGTGCCGTTAGCGTTGTTGCGGACGTTGACCTGCACCTCCCACCTCCGTTTTGCCAGCTGATTCAGGGCGAGGGTGTTGTCTCGCATCGCGGTTTGCAGGTTGGTTTCAGCGTCAGCCAAGGTGCCCACCTCTCCCGCCAGGCGCTCCAGTTGGCGGAAGGTCAGGCTCTGCAGGTTGAGGCCAGCGCCGGTCTGCTCCAGGCCGTAGCGGGTGGCAACCCGTGCCGGATCAAACGCGCCGGACCGCTCCGCTGCACGGATCCGTTCTTCGTTGATCTGCCGCGCCCTCAGGCGTTGCTCATTGGTGGCGATGGCAAACGACTGGCCGACGGCACCGGCGAAGCCTTGGCGAGCCTCCAGGAGCGATTGCGCAGCACTGCGGACTGCTCCCGCCAGTGACTTCAACTCGGTTGCAATCTTGACCTGCTCTTTTGCGATGATCAGGTCGTTTTGACGCAGTTCTTTCACCCGTGACCAGAAGGCATCGCTTTCGGCACTGGTCGGGCCGAATGTCCCAGAGCCCCCCGCCTGCTGTGCCTGCTGTGCTTCCTGCGGCTTCGATTGCTGCTGTTGCGGCGGTTGGCCTCCGCCGAACAGCCTTCCGATAAAGTCTCTGGCCACATCGTAAATAGTGCCAATGCCTCCAGGGCCAGCACCAGGGGCAGTAGCACCGATCAACCGCAGGATTTCATTTCTGGCACCACCTTGTTGGCCCTTTGGCAACGCACGCCCGAGCTTCTCAAGTGCTGTCAGCGTGTCATTGACCAGCGACAGCGTGTCGCCAAGTGCTGTATTCGTGGTGCTGCTGTATTCGAGCACCAGATTCGATAGTTTGTTCTGAATCTTGGTGATGTTGCCGCTGATTGTCTCAGTCGCAACGTTTGACGCCTTTGCCGCGACTCCGGTTTTCTCGGCCTGCTTTTCCAGCAGCTCATTGTATTTCGCGAGCTGGTCATTGAGCAGCGGCTGCAATGCGGCCTGTGCTTCGACCGAGCCAAGCAGGATGGCTGTCTTGTCTGCGGCAGCACCTGTCTTGGCTGCCACGTCCTGCAGGAAGCCTGCAAAGCCCTTTGCCTGCAGCCCCGCCAGGCTGTAGTCAATACCCAGCGACGTTGCCAAATCCGTGGCTTCCTTGGATGGCTTGAGGATGCTGCTGATGACCTGCCGAAAGCCGGTGAATGCCTGGTTCACCTGCACACCCTTCAGGGTGGCTGTTGCGATGGCGGCGTTCAGTTCTTCGATCGTGATGCCAGCGGCAGATGCAACCGACACGATCTCACCGATGTTGTCCGCATACTGCCGCACGGTCAGCACACCGTCGGCTTGTGCCTGAACGAAACCATCCACCACGCGGGCAGCCTCAGCGGAACTCATGCCGTAGGCATTGAGCACGGCGGTTGTTGCCTTGGCCACCTCGTTGATGTCCGCAAAGCCGCCTTTTGCGCCAGCTGCCGAGGCCCTCAGGATGTCAGTTGCGCTCGCAGCATCTGCAAAGCCACTGGAGGCCACGTCATAGCTAGCCTTGAGCAGATCCAGGGTGCTGACACTGCCGTCCAGTTCGCGGCTGAGGTCCGACAGCTTCGACCGCAGCTGCTCCGAATCCACCCCGAGCGTGCGCACAGCAGCGCCGGCATCATCAGCGGCCTTGATCTGATTGAAGGCATACAGAAGGGCACCGGTTGCCGATACGGCAATCCCCATCTCCTTGGCCAGGCCGGCTACTTGGCTGCCGAACGAGCCAATTCCACCGCTCGCTCGCCTGGCCTCCTCTCCTACGTTTCTGATCTGCGCAGCCGCTCCATCAATCCGCGTACCGGGCTTCGTGAACGACTGTTCAATCGCCCTGCCGGTCTGCTGCGCCTGCCGCTGCGCCTGGTTCAACCCAGCCTGCAGCCGCGTGGCATCCGCCGTCAGGATCAGCTCAGCGGTGCCCAGTGTCTCAGCCATACCCTATTTTGCCGGCAACCTAGGGCATGGCTTCCGCACTCACTGCCCTGGCTAATGCCACGGCAACCCTCAACCTGCCCACCACCGGCACCACCACCGATCCGGTAACGGGCAACATCCGCGCGAACACCGAAACCGTCACCATCAGCCTCTACCTGCGCCAGGGCACCATCAGCCCCACTGATCTGCCGGGCATCAACATCGAAGGGGATGCGTTCGATGGCTATGTGCTCAATCCTGTTGCCCTTGATGCTCGCGTGCAAACCGGCACCCTTGGCACACTCACCTTTGCCGGTCAGACTGCCATGCCCTGCGAAGTGGTCGAAGCCCGGACACCATTCGGCACCACCGGCCTTCTGGGATCCACCCTGCAATCCGTGCTGGGTGATCGCATCCGCCTGGTCCGCTACCGGCAGGCTGCATGACCACCATCCGGGCAGAACTGGACCTGAGCGGGTGGAGTGGTGACAGGCTTCGGGACAGGGTACCGGTCATCCTGGCCAACTATGCCGACCGCCTCGGGCCTGAATTCAAGGAGCAGATCCGGGCCGTGCAATACGACTGGCCACGCGAGACCGAGCGCAGCGACGGCCGGAGGGTCGGCAGCCCCCGCGACATCGTGGACACCGGCGCATTCCTCAACAGCCAGGTGCGGCGCCGCGACACGGCCACACAAATCCGCTTCGTCTGGGGCGGTGGCAGCGTCACCTATGCCGGCTACATCCTCAACGGGATCCCCGATCGCAACTACCCAGCACGGGACTGGATCAGCCCCGCACTGAGTCGTCACCCGATCGAACGATTCTTCCGAGACGAATGGAACCGCCTCGGATCGCTCGGCCTCTGATCAGCTGACCGTTGCCACCGTGAACGTGGGAGCCACATCAGCGCCCGCGCCACCCACCGATGCCAGCGCAACCTGCAGCACGTCACCAACGACGTAGTTCCTGCCGCCCAGGATGATCGTCGGTGCAGTGGTCACAGTGCCGCCAGCGGCGACCGTGATGTCAGCCGTAGCACCCTCACCGCTGCCGCCGATCAGCACCACATCGTCGTAGGTCGCAGCCGTCAGGCCCGAGCCGGCAGTGGTCACGGTCAGCGTGGCGATCGGGTTGCCCTGCGGCCACCACTTCAGCTGGCCAAAGCCCGTCAGCGTGAAACTCATCGTGCTGGTCTCGCCCACGGTGTTGCCGGGGTCGAAGGCCGTCACAGTGGCGACGCCGGCATGGATCTCGCCGTCATCACCCGAACCATCCTTCACCGGGGTCTTGAGCCAGAACTGCACCGCAGCACCATTCGGGGCCTCCTCGAATGCCTCCTTGAGGATCCGGTAGCCGGGATCGCTCGGCTTGAAGTTCGTGGTGATCGGCAGGCTGTAGCCAACGCTGGTCACCCGGTCGCGGGTCCAGCCGGGGTCAGAGTCGTAGTCCAGGATGCTGGTGCTGTTGCTGGTGCCCGCCAGCGGTGCGTTGGTCAGGTTGTAGACCTTGGTCAGCGACCCAACAGCAGTCGGGTAGCTGCTCGACGTGGTGCCCGCGCCGATGTACAGCTCATACCCAAACGCGAGAAACTCGCCGGCCATGGTGATCCAGTGTCAGTGCCCTACTAGCTTGCCTCAATCCGTGAGCACATCCCATGGTGTCGGCCTGGGGCATTCGTGCATGGCCCAGTCCCTGGTCTCATGGTCCACACCGCTGGTTGCAACGAGCGCCTCGCGCAGCTTATCGGTCGTGATGCCAAGATCACGACACACCTGAGCGGCCGGCATCCCGATGTCGAGCAGCTTGCGGGCCCGGCGGCCAAGATCCCGGACATGGCCAGGGGCAGAAACAGAGAAGTTGTGATCACGCACGAAATGCGAGCATTCACCGCTCGCAAACCTCTCAAGGATTGTACTCAGCTTTCCCCGCTCAGGATCCCATGCCCTGAATGTCTTCAGAAATGCCACGTCGATGCAGGAGTAGACATCCTCCCGGCGCATCATCGAAAACCGCCGCGTCAGCCGGTGGCCCAGCCATCGGATCAGCTTGATGTTCTCCGCATACAGCCGCCCGGCATCACGCTGCTCCTGTTTGCTGAATGGTGTCGCCAGCCAGCTGCCGGCCCGCTTCGGTGGCGGTTGCGCGGGCTCCTCCAGCAGCGACAGTTGCATCGCTGCAGTCTACGGTCGCAATGAGAAAGCCCAGAGCCGAAGCCCTGGGCGTCATCCCACATTCATCCACGCACCAGCCGTACCGTCCCAACCGACGATGCCGGAGCCGAGGTGCAGAGACACCCTAGCAGTGGCACCAGCGATGGCAGCACATTCAGCGCGTTGCGGTAGAGCGGTGCGCCGCCGCCATCCTTGAACTCCAGATCAAGCGCACCATTGCCCAGGCTGGCGCTCCGCAGGTTGGCGTTCGGGATGCCAGGCACCAGCTCGCCCGATACCTGCGCCACGGTGGAGAACGCATCGGCATCGCCCAGCAGCAGCTCCGCCAGCTCCCAGCAGGCCCGCTTCACCGGTGCTGGGATCTCGGAGGTGCTGTAGCTGTGCTCGCCGCATTCAGCGGCACTCCGGGGCCATGCCAGCGACTGTGTGGTCGCTGCACGCTCGCCGATCCAGCTGAGCTCGTCCAGCCGTGCTGTAGCGGCCAGCAGCGCCCGCGTGCGGTTATCCGCGCTCGCGGTGGTCCAGTTCAGGGTTCCGAGCACATCGTCCGCATAGGACGTGCCCTCCGCCACCGTGATGTAGCTGTTCGCGGCAGCACCGCCGACCGTGGCATCAATCGCTGTAGGCATGGATTAGACCCGTGCGCGGCTGGACTTGCGCTTCTTCTCCATTCTGGTCACCTTGGCCTCGGCCTTCTTCACCACGGCATCGGTCTTGCCGCCGCGGTACATCTTCAGCTCCCGAACCTGGCTGCGAGCGGCCTGGTACTTCTGCTTCGCCGGGTTGGGCGCGGCCTTGCCCATCTTCGCGGCTGGCTTGGCAGCAGCCTTGGCCGGGGCCTTTGCCGGTGCAGCAGCGGCCTTCGCCGGGCTGCGCTTCGTGCCGGTCCCTGTGGCCTTGTAGTAGTCCCGTGCCCGCTGAGCGGTGAGCAGGCTGCGGGTGGCCTTGCTGCCGCCGCCAGCCTTCACCTGCGCCCGTGCGCTGGCCTCCGCAGTCCGTGCCCGGCCCTTGGCGGTGGTGGTCTTCGGCTTGCCGCCGCTACGGCCACCACCTCCCCCGCCGCCGCCGGAGAACCTGCCACTGGAATCACGCCGATAGGAACGGGCCATAGTCTCAGGGGATCATGCCCTAGGTTGCCTCACGCACCGCACGGTCAAGGCTGATCTCGCCATCGATCAGCCGCTTCGCGCGGGCCTTGCCGAAGATCTCCGCAGCGGTATCAGGGTTCTGCCGGATCCAGCCCTCCACATCCGTGCGGAATGGCACCACCTGCTCGCCGCTGTCGCCCACCACGATCCGGCGGTTGTCCTCACCGCGCCAGGTGCTGGGGATCAGGTAGCAGCGGCAGTTCAAGTGCGGGTCGATCTTCCGCTGGCCATCCCAGAACGCTCCGGGGGTGTCCTGCAGACGTTCCGTACCATCCTGCCCCACGCACACCGGGCACGTCCTGCTGTCGAGCACTGCGGTCCAGGTGAAACGGCCCTGCAGCCAGTCGGGGTCCGTCTCGAACTGGTAGATCGCCTGCTGCGCAGCACTGCCCACGCTATGCACACCGCTGCGGATGGTGGCCTCCACCGCATTCTCGGCCGTGGTCCTCACTGCCGTCTCGAACGTGGCTTCAACGCCCGGATCGTTCAGCCCCAGCCGGATGTAGCGCTCCGCCCGATCGGCGATGCTCGCCGGCAGGCTGCTGGTCAGCTGCTCCCCGAGGGGCCGGCCGTTCACGATCACGCCATTTACGATCGCCGGCACATTCACTACTGCAGCGCCCGGGTTGGTCAGTGTGCCGCCGGCAGCTTCCACCAGCCGCCGGGCCTGCCCCATCTGCTGCTCCACAAACGGGCTCAGCTCATCCTGCAGGCTGGCCAGCATCGGGATGCCCCACTGATCACGCACCTGCCGGGCGATCACGTCCGACACTGCCCGGATGATCCGCTCGCGTGCTGGCCCCGGTTCCAAGGCGCCCGACTCCCGGATGATGCGGTCCACATCGGAAAGCACCGGCCGGAGACTGGCCAGTGCTGCCCGGATCTGCCGATCCTCTACCCGCCGCTGCTGCAGCGCGGTCCGCAGGAACACCTCGATCGCATCCACCTATCAGAGCCGGTAGGCGATCACCTTGCCGCTGCTCAGCTTCACCGCGGTGAACGTGCCGTAGATCGTGGTACCGACCGGGATCGGCAGCGTTGCCACGCTGTCACCGGTGAAGTCAACCACCGTCCCCGTGTCCAGCACGGCGGCGGCCACGGCCTGCAGCGCGCCGAACCGGCCCGTTCTCAGCGTCGTGTCGGAGATCACCTCCGCGCCCGCGTAGTCCTCGCGTTCCAGCATCATCCTGTCCAGTGGTGTTCATAGGTTGCCCCGACGCAGCAGAAGAGGCAGCCGCCGTAGCAGCTGCCTCCATCTGCCTGCGGAGCCGTCGCCAGCCCCACATCCCCATCAGATCCGCCGCAGAAGCACGGTCACCAGCACACCAGCCACCGAAGTGGTAGTGCCGGAGATGTCCACACCCAGCCGGTCACCTGCAGCGAGCTGCAGGTTGGCGGTGGTGGCGGTCAGCGCGGGCGACTGACGGGTGTTGTTCGCTGCCTTCAGGTCCACCGTGGTTGCCAGCAGCGCATCACCGTTGCCGCCGGGGGCCTCGGTGCCCTGCAGCCGTTCGACCTGCAGGGTCACATCACCAGCACCGGTGCCGAGGGTGGTGTGGATCTCATGGATTTCCACCACCTCCAGGGGCTCAGGCGCAATGAAGAACGCCTGATCCACAACGGCAGCATTGGCCAGCATGATGAGGCTGGCCGTGAAGTACGCCTGGGTAGGCGCGTCAAAAGTTGAAGGTTGGCTCATGGCGATTCCTCAATCGAAGTTGCTGATCACGGTGGCACGGGCGATGCCGATGTTCTTCAGCTCCCACACCAGATCCCAGTTGGAAGCCGTTGCCAGCTGATCCCGATCGGGATTCACAGGAGCGGTGCTCTTGTAGTTGACGCCCATCGGGTGCATGACGTTGTGCCAGTCAACGGCCATGGCATCCTCCTTCGCCAGGATGTCCCGATCGGTTTCAGTTCGCAGCCCCTGCTGATTGCCAGTGCCAATGGCACCAGGCGCGAAGAAGTAAACGGCATACTTGCCGCTCACAGCAGCAACGCTGTCATCAACGATGACGCGCATGCCCATGAAGATCGGGATTTCGACCTGACCGAAAGCGTTCTGATAGGTGCCGCCGACGGCATCATTGGCCGAATCCGGGAAGCTGCCAGCAGTGTCGGCAGCGGTCACGAAGTCCAGCGCCTTCCTCTCGTAGAGGTCGTAGTAGATGGCCGAGTGCATGCAACAGGTCGTCAGCTTGCCGCCTGCATCACCGAGTGTCGCGCGAACGCGAGCCACGGTGGACGGGCCAAGAACGGCCTGACCGCTGGCACCATCATCAACCGCAAGATCCTTGAGGGCGCCGGTGGTGTTGCTGGTCAGCGGGCCGAAGCAGCCATCAAGGATGGCCAGCAGATCCTTCTGCTGCTGGTTTGCGATCCAGGCGCCGGCCTTGTTGCCAATGGCGGCCATCGGATCAGCACCAGCAGCCATACGGGCCAGATCGCGGCTGGTCCATGCCTTGATGCGGTGCATGATGATGGCGCGTTGGCTTTCGGCGCCAATCTTGCTCGGGGTTGCCGAGCGATCATCACGCATCACCTCAGCGTCGCCGCTCAGGTTGGCGGTGAAGCTGGGGACGGTGCGGTAATCGCCGCCCTCCTCAGCATTGAGCTCCGCCATGGGGGTGGCAATACCCGACTGCAGGAATGCGCTCCGCAGCGTGGTCTGCTCCTCCAAATACGGGGTAAAAATCTCAGGGATGACAATGTCTGACCGTGTGGTCGGCATCGTGGGTTCACAGAATGAAGTGCAGTGTGCCCGCAGGGCCGTGGGTTAGGCGCTGCCATCCCCTCATGGGCCTATCTTGCCACATCATTTCACGGCCGTAGCCTTCAGCTGGGCAAATAGCGCCGGATTGGTGCGCAGCAGCTTGCCCTGTTCGGTGAGGTTGAAGCTCTCGCGGCTGAACGGATTCTTCATTCCCGCCGGCATCGTTGCCGGCACACCAGCACCAGCCGGTGCGCCACTGCCCTGCGGCCGTGGGGCCTTGAGGTAGTGCTGGGGCAGGTTCGATCGTGCCCAGTCCGCGATGGGGGTGCGCTCCAGACCGTTCACCACCACCGGGCCATCGGGGCTGGCCTCGATCTGCTCAGGTTTCAGCCGGCCGGTTTTGAACACATCATCGGGATCATGCACCACGGCCGATAGAGCGGAGCTCGCCGGCATCACCAGCTCCAGCTCACGCACCCTGGCCTCAAGCTGCGCGATGCGCTGATCGCGTTGGGCAATGCCCTCGTTGTACTGCTGCTGCAGCGTCTCACGGGCCTGGTCGTATTGCCCGCGGCTTTCGAGCTGCTGCCGCTCCTGCTCTGCCTTGAACTGCCGCAGGTCTTCCAGCTCCTGCGTCGCGGTCCGCAGCCGATCCTTCTCGGCCTTCAGTTCGCGATTCTTGGCCTCCAGTTTCGCCACGCTGTCGCGCAGCTTGTCCAGATCATCACCACCTGCCGCAGGCATGATGGTTTCGTTCGTTTCGGTCATGCCCGCAGGGCTGAATGGTCGCCTGTAGGCTACAACAGGCACACTCCATGGGTGGCGCGTGCCGTGGGGGCTTCGGCCCCCAACCTATTCAGGTCGCGATGCCGTACTGATCCGGCATCAGCCTTGGCACCGGCGGCCTGCGCTTTGGCTTGGCGGCCGGCACCTTCACCGGGGCAGCCTTCGGCACCGG